TTCTGACTTTCATCTTCGCATCCAGCTTGACGCCAGCACCGGGGCGCGCTTCGGCGCAGGTGCAGTTTCGGTCGAAAGATCGGCGCGGCGCTGGTCATAGTCCAGATTGAGCAATCCCCGCGCGGCGAAGGCATAGACCACACAGTCAAGCGCCTCTGCCCGCCGCCCCGGTATCCGAACGAAGCTGCGCGTCGGCTGGCCTCGGCTGTAGCGCACCACCGATCGTTCGGACGCAAGCTGTTCGAACCAAACTGGGCGCAAATCGGCGGAAAAGCGAACTCTGCCCGCCTGCGCCAGCCGCCCAAACAGTTGCAGCTTTACCGTGTCCACCCCGATGATCCACAGCCGCGCGCCGGTCTTGGTCTTGGAACCCGCCCGTTCGATCACGGGGCGGTTGCCGGGTGCGCCCTTGATCGCCAGCACCTTGCGCCGGGTCCGGGGCGTGGCAAAGGCGGTGACGTGGTGCATGGAAACCCCGTCGCCCGCGTCAATGGCGCAGGCGTCCACCCCGATCTTGCCGCCAAGCGCATGGGGAAAGCGGGCACCAATAAGCGCGTCCAGTTCGGCCCAGGTTTCCTCGGTGTCATACTGGCCCCAGATCACCCGATGCCCAAGCACAAGCGCCACGCCGCCTTCGGTCCAGCCCAGATAGGTGACTTCCAGGCGGTCGTGTTGAACGTCCACGCCAACCGTCAAGGCCAGCACTTCGGCAGGCACGGCGGCAAGGCCGAAGGGTTCGGCGCGGGCCATCAATTCATCTTCGGCTAGTTCATCGCCTTCGCTGCGCCAGCCTTGGCCAAGAATCGTGTTGACGAAGGTTTGCAGCGTGGTCGGATCGTCTTTCGCCTGCACGAATTCCACCGCCAGCTTGCCCCAAGCGGCGTTCGAGTGCAGCGATATCAGGGCGTTCATGCGGAACACGGCATGGCCCTTCACCTGCGGCTGTGTGGCGCGCCATTCACCCTTGGCCACCATTTCCAGCTTGTGCCGTTCCGATACCTCTGCGGCGCAATGCGGGCAGCGCCAGCGGGCGGTTTCGGGCGCGCCTGCATCCCAGATGATATCGGGCCAAAGCAGTTCACTCATCGCCCCACATTCCGGGCAAGGCACCTCGTAAATCCGGGCATCGGACCGCGCATAGGCGCGCAGAACGTGGCTGGTTTCTTCATGCACCGGCGTCGATCCAAGCACGATCTTGCGGTCGGGGAACGACATGGTGCGGCGTTCGGCCAAGAGGATCGGCGAACCTTCGGCGGTTGCTTCCATGCCGTCGGCTTCATCCATGAACAGCACCCGGACGTTGTGACGGCGCAGGTTGCGCGGCGCTTTCGCTGCGACCACTTTCAACGATCCGCCGGGGAAACGGCGCGACAGAAGCGTGTTGCGCCCGGATTCGTCCTGTGCATCCGACAGGACGGCGGCAAGCGCCGGCGACGCTGCGAAGATCGGTTCGATATCCGACACCATGTAATCGCGGCAATCAGCCTCTGCTGGTAGAAGGCAAAGGATTGGCGCAGGTTCATTGGCCACGAAACTTGCGACGGCGCTGGTCAGAAGCGTGGTGAACCCTACCCGGACGGGCTTCACCAGGGTAACACGTTCGATTTCCGCGTCGCCTATGGCGTCGGCAATCTCGCGCTGAAAGGGCCAAAGCCGCACCGGGCCGGGCAAGGCAGACACGCCATCGGGCAGCACGATTTCTCGCTCGATCCATTCCGACAGGCGCAGGCGGGGCGGGGGGATCAGGGCGCGCAGCGCCTGCTTTGTGATCTGGTCAAGCGTCGGCATTGCCAAGTTCCTGCAAAGCGTCGCGCAATTCGCGGTCGATCATGGTCACGTCGCTGGTGGTCAGGTGCTGCATGGACTGGCGCAGCCGGGAAGGCACCGCCAGCAGCCGGGAACGCAGCGCGCGCAGGGTATCGGACCAAGCCCGTTCCACTTCGCTTGCCGGGACGTATTCGCCGCGCAGCACGGCGTTTTTCAGGGCCTGCGCGTCGGCCTGTTCCCGCGCCAGCCGCGCCCGTTCTCCGGTCAGGTTCAGCACCTGTTCTTCGCCGCCGCGCCCGCTTGCCGTTTCGCGCAGACCGGCGATATAGCGGCGGGTGCTTTCCTCAAGGTCATAGGCATCATGGCCAAGACGAACCACAATATCGCGCTTGCCAAGGGTGGTCAGCATCCCCGGCGTGATGCCGAACAGGTCGCAAAGGTCGGAACCGCCAATGCGATGGACGGGCTTCTCGCCCCCCAACCCCGGCAGTTCCGACATGATCCGCATCTTTTAACCCCTTGTAAATTTCTGCATAGCTTCAAGCCTCGCGCCTCGCCCCCCCGTATAGGTCAGGGCTGGGAAGGACCCCGCCCTAGCGGGGGTTCCAACCCCATAGGGGTATGGGGATATATTGGAACAGGGGGTTGGACGGGGGTTGGAAGGGGGTTTGGCACCCCCTTTGGCACCCACTTTGGCAGGGGGTTGGAAGGCACTTTGGAAGGGGTTGAAAGTCATGCTGCCACCTCCAGAAACTGCCGCCGTTTCGATGCCGGACCTTCCTTGCCAATGCGAATTGTGCCCCTCGACAGCAGGGCTTCCATCGCGCCTTTGAGCGCGGCTTTCGTCACGCCCTCAGCCTTGGGATTCGTGGCAAACACCTTGGGGGCATAGGTCGGCCCGCCCGCATGGTTCACCTTGCGGCCTTGCTCGGCAAAGCTGCGCAGCAGGGCAAGGAACACCCGTTCGGCCTTTGCACCTATCGCCAGCCGGTCAAGCCCGGTCGGGGTGGCCTCTGCCACAAACACGCCCGCTTGCCACTTCATCGCGATTTCGCCACCGATGCGCCCATAGTTCGCTTTCTTGGTGGCCAGCAGCCGCGCGTCGGGGTCGGGTTCGTAGTCGTCTTGCACCACGCGGGACAGGTAGAGCCGTGACCGCACTGAGTTGTTCCATGCCGTGCTGCCAGAGGTGCCAGAGCTGCTATTCAGGCCCGACAGGCTCGGGTGCGCCAGCAACACCACCGCGCAATGCCGCTTGAGCGCCAGCCCGCGCAGGATGCCGACAAACTGCCGCACCTTGGCGCGGTCGTTCTCATTGGACGGGAACACATCGGCCAGCGTGTCTATCACGATCAACACCGGGTTTTCCAGTGCGGCCCGCGCGTCCAGTTCCTCGAACAAAGTGGACTGGATCAAAGCGACTTGAGTTTCCACCGCAAGCAAGGCGTCTTCGCCCGCCAGTGAGCGCATGGTCAGGTCTGGCACGTCATCATAGGTCAGACCGGCAGACCGCAGAATGTCGTCGGTGCGCCGGTGCAGTTCATCGTCGTCGTCTTCGGCGCTGATAAAGATCACGCCACCCTGTTGCACCGGCCTGCCAAGCCATCCGGTGCCCGTCGCGGCCCCGATTGCGAGTTGCAGGGCAAGCAGGCTCTTGCCCGTGCCACCATCACCGCCAAACAGCGTGACGGTCTTCTGCGGCACCAGATCAGGCACCAGCCACTCGCGTGGCGGCACCGGCTTATCCTTGAGCGTGGCGGCGCTGTAGAAGCGGCTGGCCCGGTCAGGCTTAGGAATGATCGCGGCCACTGTCGCGCGCCGCTCGGGTGCGGTGCTGCCGGTGTCTTGCATATCGTCGGCGTAGGCGTCCAAGGGCGGCAGCGGCACGTCATCCATGCCGACATCGCCACGATCATAGGCCAGCCGTGGCCCCGCCAAATCTTGTTCACGCGGCTTATCCCGCCCCGCGCGACGGTCACGGTTGTCCCGATAAGCGATTGCAGCCTCTTGGAATGGCGTGGTGGTGATGTTCATCACACCGCCCCCCGCTGCACATGGCCCAGGAACGCCGCCCGGACCTTCGGGCACATCACCTCGAAACAGGCCAGCGCATAGGCTTTCAGTTCGTTGGGGGTGGCGAAGGATGCCCACCAGCGCGCGTCATCCATCGCAGACAGCAACACCGGCAAGGGCGAACCCAGATCCTCCAGAGCCGCCGCCATGATTTCGCAGGCGTCCTGCGGATCACATTCCGCAATCGCATGGCACAAGGCTGTTGCCGCCTCGGCCCGGTTGCGGTATTGTTTTGTCTTGAAGCTGACTGCTTTTGAATATGCCCCGGTTGCGCCCGCCAGCGCGCCGGGGTTTTCGTTTTTCGGACCGTCAAACCGATTGGACAAATGCCGAATTTCACCAGTGTTTTCAATGGTGCGTTCAGACGGGGTTGGACAATCCAAGTCCCTTGAAATTGCTAGAGAAGTGCCCTTCCCTACGGGCTGCCAGTCCAATCAGCATTGTTGCAGGCAAGCTGCGCGACCAGCCCCGCCACCGAAGCTGCTGCTCCCGCTGGGCGCGCCAAGGGCTGTCGGCCTTG